CTAGACTCGGGGTAATGTAAACCTGGAGTAGCACCAGCCAATAATGAAACGGTACCACTTGGCTTAACTGAAGTAGTTTTAATAGAACGAGGTACAGCCAACCAATCTGAATATTGTTTATCCCAATTTTGAATGACATCATATCCATCTTCTAACCAATTTTTTAAATCATTTATACCTTTATCATTTATAAACTGTGCTATTCCACTAACAGAACATCCTATACGTCTGTTCCTTAACATAACTCTATTTGTTTTTGACCAATGAGTTTTTCCAAGAGTAACAGTCTTCGCATATAAGTACGCATACTTCAAAGTTCTTGCGTAATCTTCAAAAGAATCATGATTATTTGGAAATGTCTCCACAAGGCAACATAATTCATAGCTTTCTAAAGACTGTTCCAAACATGGATTTCCACCCATAACTCTGTGATCCTTATTATCTCCTCCATTTTTCATACGAGAATAGTGTCTCATATTATCTAGCCATGCAAATCCAGGTTCACCATTTAGTGCAACTCGTTTACATGCTTCAGTGTAGTCCATTCCTAACTCAGCAAATATACTGTTATTGGAAGTCCAACCATATTGATCTCTGTGAGGGTTAACCTCATAATTTTTTAAGTCTAAGTATTCTTCAGAATCTGGATCACCAAAAACAATCTCTGCAGTTCTTCTAACATTTCCTGCAACAACACATTTTCCTATCAAATTCATTATGTCTACTATTGTTGTTATTGTAATTGGTTTTGTAACATTTTTACCTAAAACATTTCTTATAGCCTCATGCAACTCAATGAGCGGCTGAGGCCCACTAGACACACCACCAAATCCTTTAATTGGTGTACCCTCGGCTCTGATCAATGAATAATCAAATTCTATTGGAGCAGTTCCATGAAAATATGATTCTAGTAATAATTTTAAAGATTCAACCCATCCTTCTCTGCTATCTGGAATAACAAACTCTTGATCTTCTCTATCTTTATTAACACCCTTTACAATTACTTGTTCTGCACCTTTTGTATCAAAACCAACACCAACACCCAACATACTTGCGTCCATTAAGAAACAAAACGGTTCAGCTAAATCTTCCTTTATAGTTTCAGTAGATACAAATGCACAATTATTAAGTGCAGCATATAATCCTCTATCCTCAGTTATCTCTGTTCCCATTGCCCATAAACCACGACCTGGTGGTAAGAACTTCATATTGAAGATTCTATCATACATATCTTGTGCAGATTTTTGAGCTTGCCATGGATTCCAACCCAACTGATGAGAATCAATGTGATTTTTTTGCATTGTATATGTTCCTTCTACAACACGCTTAACTGTTTCCCACCACATTTCGTTTTTTCCATCACTCTTCATTCTAGAGTATGTTCTCATGTAGACTAATTCACCTAATCCATTAAATCCAAAAGGGGCTTTTTTACGTTGATATTTCTTAATAAATGATTTTGATAGCAAAAACGGTTCGTTCATTGTGGGTAACTCCTAATCTTTTTCTGTTGTTGTAGGGGGTGTTGTCTCGAATTCATCGTAACGCTTCTTTAGCAACTTCCTGACATATTCATTTCCATTATTCATTTGTTTCTGAACGGTTTGTCCGTTCATTGTTCCAGAATCATAAACATCGATTTGTCCAATGGCGCAGTTCATAGTAGTTGGAAATGTTAAACCATCTGGACCAAATCTATTCTTAATTATGTGTACACGTCCCGTATTTGCAACTTTATCTTCAATTTTTCGAGATAAACTCATAACGAAATCTGCAGTCATTACTTTGTTATACGATTCTGCTATTTTTTCTGCTCCAATAACTTGTTCTTCCAAGCTTGATCTATTTGACTGAGATGCTGTCCATAAAGGTATACCAAATTCACCACTTAGTCCTCTTAGCTCTTCATAAATGTTACCTAATTGATGTCTTAACTCTCCAGTTCCAGAAGTGTCGGTCAATAAATCTGCGTAATCAACCAATATTAAATCTGGAGAATGACCTAATAATTCTATTGTTTTTAAATGAGTATAGATAGTTTGTACAGAAGCTGACTTCGAAGGATAGTATTTTATTAACAGTTCACCCTTACATTGGTCTGTAATCATCTTCTTTACTTTATCTCTATTTGGTGCAATTTGTGATGTTTCAATTCCAGAAAATATTGCTGCATATCTTAAACCAACATAAGCCTGATTTAATTCTAATGTATAGTGTACTACGTTTTTACCAGCTCTTAAAGCATTTGCTCCGAGAGCTTGCAGTACCCAACTTTTTCCTATACCAGATGGAGCAACTACAATTCCTAATTCACCTGCAGCTAATCCACCATCAGTTATTTCATCAACAGCTGACCATCCAGTTGATGTACAATCCCTAGAAACTTCATCCAAAATAGAATCAAATTCTTTAACATAATTCAAACCAACATCTCGTCTTGTTCCAGCTCTCATTGCATTATCAATAATTCTCTTTATATCGTCATATCTTCCCTGTTGCAATAAGTCTACAGATTGTACAATTGCTCCCTTTAATGCTTGATTTTTACAAAACTGTAATGTTTCATTTTGAATAAAGTCCAAGTCTTTAGCTTCAATATGTTTCATTACTTCACGAAGTTCATCAATAATTGACTGTCTTAAAATTTCGTTTGTAATTTCGTTTATTTTTACCTTTAATGAATCTAGAGTGGGTAAAACTTTATATTCGTAAAAGTATGATTTAATTTCTCTAGTAAGCCATTGTTTACTTTCAGTGTCTAACTGTTCTGGCTGAAGTAAATCATATACAGTCGTTATAAAATCTGACTTAGTTAATAAGCAGGTAACTATTTTTGTTTGAAAGCTGCTTCCATATTTTGTAAGAGAATCAGCTACTGGAGGTGGTGTCATTATTTATTACCATATCTAATCTGTTAAATGTGTCTTGTAACCATACATCAGGGTTTCTAATAGCTTGATTTATTTTATCTTCCAAAAACATAGCATGAAGCTTATACTTCACCAATCTAGGAGGAAGAAGTTTAATTGTATCTAAAACCTTTAATTTTGCATTGCCAGAAATATTAACATTTTCTAGCTGCATTAATTTATAATTGCGTATCAATAAATCCTTGTAATCTTTAAAACCTGATCTTTGTATATATTCTTCTATACTAGATATGATTTCGGTTTTCAAAAATGGATTTTTTTTCAATATTGTTTTTAACGCAAAACCTTTAATTCCATTTATATTATCCGATTTATCACCATCTACTATTCTGTAATATATTAAATTTTCTGCTAGAATACCATCAAATTCTTCGTGTATTCTATTTCTGTCATACATTATCTTTTTTGTGGGAGACCAAACAGAGATTCTATCATTCACCAATTGAAGAAAGTCCTTATCCGTTGACATTATTGAAATCTTAGATGAAGGTAAACCTTGCTTAGCAATATAGCCAATAACATCGTCTGCTTCTACCTTATCAATTGATATTGTATTACATGGAAGATTCTCTAAATATTGCGTTAATCTTCCAATCTGTCTAGATAAACTTTCTCTATCGTCTTCTACATCCAACTCTTGGAATCTATTTGGTCTTTTTGGTGGTTTTCTTGTGCCTTTATATCCTTCGTAGATTTTTCTTCTGCGTTGAGATCCACCAGCTCCATCAAAAACAATGATGACTCTCGTAGGAAGAAGGGTTCTAATTGCCAAGCCAACACTTTGCAAGAACCCTATCATTCCTCCGATGTGTACTCCATCAGCATTGGTGGCAGGGGAGGCGGACCAAGCTCTAATGAAGTTGTTTAAACCATCTACAAGTAATACATGGTCATTGACCTCTGCAGGCTTGTTAGAATTTTGTAGATGTTTTAAGATTTCTGCGTATCGTTTACGCATCTTCGTTTATGACTTCATCTGTAAATTCAACATCATCGATTCCTCTATTGGTCTCGTATTCTAATATGCTGTTTTCACATATCTTGTCATATAGGTATTCTTTGAAATCTGGATCTTCGTCTAATATATTGACAAAGTCTTTAGATAAGAATTTTTTAGTGTCACCATTATATTCAATAGAGTACCAAGCTCCAGCAACTTTTGCAACTTTAAGTTCCTTTAGAACCTGTAACCATCCACCAACATCATCTATACCTCTATCGAAATACATATCATAATCTGCACTTCTCATAGGTGGCCCGATTCTATTTTTTATTACTTGAGCTCTACACTTTACACCAATAATATTCTGTTCTTTGTCTTTTATTTGACCCATATTCTTCAAACGAATCCTAGTAGAAGAATGAAAAGGAAGAGCTAATCCACCACTTGTTGTGTAAGGATCTCCAAACATCACACCCATTTTTTGTCTCAATTGATTCGTAAAGACTAGTGTAACTTTATTTCTTCCAATCATTTGTGTAATCTTACGCATAGCTTTTGAAATGATAATCGCCTTACTAGTAGCCCAACCATCTTTATCATAATCAGCTTCCATTTCTACTTTAGTAGAAGCAGCGGCTAAACTATCAACTAATATTGTAACGTGTTTATCTTTGGCAGATTCTCTTATTTTAAGAATAATATCTTCAATAGCTTGGAATATTTCTTCCACAGTTTCAATATGAAGATATAATAAATTGCCAACGTCACAACCAATAGCCTCTAAAAATTCGCGACTAACAGAAGTTTCAGTATCGATGTAAACTGCTACACCACCCTTCTTCTGTGTTTCAGCTAATACGTGAGCACCCAATAAAGACTTACCAGTTGATGATAAACCATTAATCTCAGTTATTCTACCAACTGCTATACCTCCATCAGGTCTATTTGAAATAGCTAAATCCAAAATAGAAGATCCCGTTGAAATGAAATCATCTATATCAGTAGGAGTAGACGCTGATCCATCCAGGAAGTACGCTACCTTTTGTCCTTTGAATTTACTATTTAAACTATCGGCAATCTCATTTGCCAACATATCTTTTTTAGACATATAATTCCCCTAAATTAAAAAAGGCCTGAAAATTATTCAGGCCTTTTATTGCGTTTTTAACTATTAAACAACTCGTCGAAAGCACTGCTAACATCGGATGTAGTAGTCTTTGCTTTTTCCAAGTCATTTGATGATGGTGTCACTGTTTTTGTGGTTTCGGTAGTTGCATCAGTTTGCTCTTCACCATCTTGATTGAGCCAACCGTTTAGAACTTTGTGCAACTCATCATAACTATGCTCTTGATAGATGCTAGTTATGTCGCGCTGAGTATCCTTCAATGTTTTCATTATATCAGGATTTTCTGTAACTGGAGTTTGATTAGGTTTAACCCTAATTGTAGTCATTGGAAATGAGCGACCAGTTTCTTCACTGGTTTTGAACTCGACTACAACATCTCTACCATTAACTGGATCAGTAATGTCACCATAATCAGGATCTGCAATGATGCTTAAAAGTTCTTGGTAAACCATTTTACCAAATCCCCAGAACTTAACACCTTCATTCTCTTCGCCGCGAACAATGATTGGGGCAAATGTACGCATTTTGGCTTCGATTTTCTTTCCTAACTTGTAATCATCACCATTACCAGAAGTTTTTAGTTTTGTGGCAAACTCTTCAATCGGATCTGGTCTTCCAAATGAAATAGGTGAAAGATAAAACTTATCTCCCATATCATAATGAAAATACAACTCAATAAACGGATTGTCCTTGTTAAATTTATAAGGGACTATTCTTATTTGAGTTTTACCTGGAGAGGGTTTCCAGAGGTTTGAAGTTTTAGTTGTGGCTTGTTGAAGTTCGCCTAATCGTGCTTTGATAGCAGCAATGTCCATAACATTCTCCTTAATTTGTATTTGTTATTGTTTATTAGTTACTTTCTACAGGAATATATATTTTATATATTTCCCAAAAATCAGTTTTTTTTAATCTTTTTTTCATAACCTGTCTTAACTAGCCCGCCCCTAGTGGCTTTTATTTCTTAATTCTAGTGGAGAAAAAAGCGCGGTCTAGGGGCGTAGCTATAAATTGGGGATGTGAGATTAGCGAATACTCACAACTTTCAGCTTCGATTTTTTCTACTCTCAACTCGATATTCATCAGTTACGATGATTCTCCTAATAAGTGGTTAGCTTACGTTTGAGCGACTACAATGTCTATACCGATACCTTAACCCTCGAAGTTTGGTTTATTCGGTCAGCTAGGTGAGATTTCAGTTTTACCCTTACTCACAAGAGAGTCATAAGAATCGCTTCTTATTATTTTTCTGAAAGTACATTTCCTTAATACTGTCGTAAGATATTTTCCACATTTGGCCGAATATCAAACCACCACGGTTCTAAGGAAGTATTACCTTTTGGGCTTCTTACGATAACCCAATGTTCAGTCAATCCCATACAGAGTTAGCAATTCTCTGTATTTCTCAATTTTTCAAAAAACATTCTCAAACAATTAATATATATTTATTAACTCCTTGAGAATATATATACGGCGTTAAAATCCCAAAACGCTGTTTTTTATATATATTTTTTTATTTTTTTTATGTTACTGATTCGTAACCTTCGATGAGGTCTTCTATTTCCCCATCTTCAGGAAATCTACCTAAATCTTTTTTACTGAATACTAAACTATTATTCAAAGTGATTTCGAAGATTCCTCCTGTACCCTTAATTAATTCGACATCAAAGCCAAATTTATCTATAATTGAATTTCTCAAACTGAGAGCGTGGTTTAAATACCCTCAGGAAGTACAATATGTTATGCTTATATTCATACGTTTATGATCTTATGTAATTTAGTTCGTACAACATTTAGTCCTCTATCGTTTGTCAATAAAAGACTGTTATTGTATTGAGTCCAATCTAAAGAAAATGTCTTATCTAATATTCCTTCATTATCTTTTCTGATTGCTTCGTTTAATGCGTTAATTGTATACAGTGTATTTGTTTCTCTCTTACGATGTATTGCCATCGTTTTACTGTTCTGTATAAAGTCTCCAGTCTTTTCTACATTATACGTGCAGATCAAAGCTTCTGGATCTTCTTGATTCTCAAATACGTAGATCTTATCGAAAACTACTTCAGCAGCCATCGTGATCACCTCTAAGGTTTCATCTAACTCATACTTTTTACAGAAAGTGCAAAGTAATTGTGTCTTCATTCTATTAAGTCCTTGATACGTGGATCTATTATTTCTGGTAAATTTTTTCGGTTTTGAAACCAACCAACAGCTTCGTGTTCTGCGCTTTTTACTGGAACTACAGGGAGTTTAACCTTACACTTATAAATGTAAAAATCTCCACCTCTACTATTTTTTACGGTTCTTTCCAGTTTAACTGGTTCGTTTATGTGTGAACCTCCTGGAGATATTAATATAGAGACTTCCTCTAAAACCTCCCTACAAGCCGCTTCTAGTGGTGTTTCCCCTGGCTCCACTTTACCCTTTGGAATTCCCCACTTTTCTGAATCTTTGCATAACACTATTCCTGCAGTTGTATTAACTAACATAATTCCTGCAGTATCACAAACTTTCTTTTCCACTAATATATCCTTTAATTTAATCACGCTTCACACCTATTTACGTTGTGAAATCTAGTTGGCACTTTATTCGTTGGTTTTCCAGTATGAGAATATCCAACGTTAAATTCAAATTTTACTTCAGAAACAGTACAAATACCGTCTGTTGTATCTCTAGAAACATTGCCCTCTTTATCGACCATATAGTTATCATTTGTAAACAATTGAGATTCCATATTGTCATTATAGGCTTTTTGATATATTTTTCCGTTATCGTAATACGCTTCTAATTTTTTAACCATTGCTGTTTGTTCATCACCAGTTAATGGTGGAAGATCTTTTGCTAATCTTTTTCTATTTATTGCCTCTAATGCAGCAGCTACACTTTTATTTTTTCCAGCAACATAATCTGGGTCACTTAAGTCCAACCCATATCGTTTGGCATATTCTGAATTTCGTCTTTCAGCTTCTGCAATGTCTCC